GTATCAAATACAATTCTAGTGGAGGACTGGGATGATGTTGCTGAATATGTTTATAGCAATAGGAATAACTTTGCTGGTATTTCTTTCTTGTCTACTTCTGGCGACAAGGATTTTAATCAAGCGCCGAATACTGAAGTCATCGACGCTGAAAAGATGGTGGAAAAATATGGCGTGGCGGCTGTTCTAGCTTCCGGTCTTGTTGTTGATGGTCTGCAAGCATTTGGAGACCTTTGGATGGCTTGCTCTACAGCACAAGGCTTTGGCGAGGACATCTCTGCTGAAAACTCCAAGAACACTATGAAGAAAGACTGGGTACGTCGCTTCCAGGCATTTGCATCCAAGTACCTTGAAGGCGATCTTAAGAAGGCAGAGTACTGCTTGAAGGATGCACACCTTATTCATAAGTGGGAAAAGATTAAGCGTTCTTACCAACAGATCGACTGGATCGGTGAGCTAACTGAAAAGAAGTTCACTGATGTGGATACGCTCGGTGCGGCAGCATGCGCCGGGGGAGCATGTGAAATTGACTTCTAAATCATATAAATAATATGATAAGCTTTTTAAAAATCTCTTATAAGGAATTTATATCCATGACAAAATCTTACTTTCAACTTAAGGAACATATCCTTTCCGAACAAAAGTTAAATCATCATTACACTGCGGGTGCTGACACTTCACCTGATGAAAAGGGTCATTATGATAAAGAAGATACCCATTGGATGGGGAAAATGGGTAATGATGCTAAAAAGGGGGGAGGTAAAGTTTCATATTCTTCCACCTTAACTGCTAATGATGCTGGTGTTAAACCAAAAGGAATGACTTATGGGCATCGTCGGTCTTCTACGTTTAATCCCAAATTGCATGATACCATCCATATCTCCCACCATGACGAAAATCATATGAGAAAAGTTTTACATAAACATAATCTTATTGCTAGTCATGATGATCATGAAGGTGTAGATTTGGTTAAAGCTAAAAAGCACGGAGATCATTCTCCTATGACTGCAGAATATCATCACTTAGGATGATTTAAAACAAATATAAAAATGATCATAAATAATCCCAGTTAGCAATAGCTGGGATTTTTTTATGAGTGACCAATGGCTTTATAATGGAGACATATATGACCCTGAAATACCCCCTGAGGACGCTGTAGGGTTCGTGTACAGGATCACAAATGTTAGCAATGATAGAAAGTATATAGGTAAAAAACTATTCTGGTCTACTCGTCGTATTAAGCAAAAAGGTAAGACTAGGAAGAAGAAAGTCGTCAAGGAATCAGATTGGCGCAAGTACTATGGCTCTAGTAACTTTCTTAAAGAGGAAGTTAAAGAGCTTGGTAAAGATAAATATAAAAGAGAAATACTTAGAATCTGTAAGACAAAAGGAGAGTGTTCGTATTGGGAAGCCAAGTTACAGTTTCAGTATGATGTGATATTGAGAGAAGATTATTATAATGAGTATATCCAGTGCAGGATACACTCGAGCCATATTAAGAAGGATGATGTTAATGGTGAACAAGGTTACTTTACAGATTCATGAAGTTCTGGATAAAACCGGGAAGACGGTTAAGAAAGCCGACAAGATTCAGTTCCTTAAACAAAACGATTCATTTGCACTACGTAGCGTACTGCAGGCGACATATCACCCCAATATTAAACTGGATCTTCCTGAAGGAGATCCGCCGTATACTGCGAATGCTCCACACAGTGCTCCAAGTGACCTGTCTAGACAAGCTCGCAGGTTTTCATACTTTGCTCCTCCAAAGTCTACCCAGATGAATCCAGTTAAAAAAGAATCAATGTTTATTCAGCTTCTTGAGGCTATTCACCCCGAGGATGCTAAAATCGTATTGCAGATGAAAGACAAAAAACCATTTAAGGGTATTTCAGCTGCTGTAGTGAAGGAGGCGTTTCCTAATATCCTCCCCTAGTCGTCATGATCTTTGAACCTTAACTACTAAAGGAATCTTTCTATGATCATTTCCCAAATCGAGAGACTCAGAAAAGACTACCGTGAACTAGAACACTATGAGTACAAGATGGCGAAGAGAGGTCGTTCAGACCTTGTTCGGAAACTGAGACTTAAAAGGGATTTCTTAGGTAAATCAATATCTGACATGGAGGATGCAGCCTACAAATAAAAGGTTTACAACCTATAAAATATAGTATATAATCTATATGTTTATACCAGGGCGGGGATTATACCTCCTTGCTCTGGTATTTTTTTTTAAAAAAAGTGAATTAGGGGGTTTACAAACCAGGTTAGAAGCATTATATATGTACTATACACAAAGAAAGGTACTACATTATGACCAAGTTTGATAAGTCTCAGTTCCAGTTCTTCGGTGGTTACCTCAACTACCTTGGCGACTATGAAGGCGCTGAGTACTACGAAGAAGGTCCAAACGTTCACCCATCTCGCGTAGGTACGCGTAAGCCTCTCTTCATCGCCCGCTTCAAGCACGGTGGGGCTTTCACCAAAGCACGAGTACAGAAAAAGATCATGCAGCTGTTCAGCGTAGAACAGTACTCCAAACTGATGAAGGACGGTGGCACTCCACTTGGCATCCTCAAAGATGCTGATCCAGATTGGTACTACGGATTGCTTTACCGGAACATGGCATGAAACGCCAAACTATACTCAAGAGGATTGGAGAGCCTAATCTGGCTCTCTATGATGCCCCAGGCTACTTCTACTTCGTATACGATGATGGTACTATATATGAAACCCGTAGCGTAATGGTTGATCGGCTCTCTCACTTATTCATCGATGAGTGGGTTCAGTATGGAAAAGAGTTTGTAGAGGATATTAAAAATGCGTAACCCTATCGCAGCACAACTCCGCAAAGGCTACTACCAGAAAAAGGTGGTAGCCAACAAGAAGCGTCAAGCTTCCAAACAAGCATGCCGTAAAGGAGGATACTAATGAAAATCATTAAGGGTTTTGAGAATAGCACCATTCGGGATGATTTTTTTATGCAATATGACGTGCATGATCGCATTGCTGAGTTTGGGTCAAAACATTTTGGCGTGAACGTTTCGGATATTGTCTTTGACAAAAAACTAAAGGCGGCTGCAACTCAGTTGTTTTGGGATCACTACCTTGATGGTGAGGTAGAACTATGAGCATGATTTAGGAGTAAATAATGATTTACCACATGAAAGGTGTTACCAAAAAAGGTAAGCAACGGATTCAGCAACACGGTACTCGTTGGAACGTAGTTGAAAAACGTCCCGGTACCTTTGGTGATGTACTACTTCGGTCAGCTGAAACCAATGACCTACGTTGGCTGACTGAAGACTTTTTTGTAGAAAGAATTGAAGAATAATGTCAGTAGCATATGAAGCACGTGCCAAGTACATCATCAGCCGTAACAAGCACATGTCTGTACCTTACTATCTTATGGCATCCTATGCCTACTATGAACAGGATGATCCAATCTTTTCGGATTCCTACTATGACGAATTAGCGAAGTTCATTCTCAAGAATTATGATACAATAAATCATTATCATAAACATCTAATCAGCACAGATGACCTGGAAGCTGGTACTTACCTAGGTACGTATCCAGGTAAAGTAATCGGCGGATTAGGTCATCTAAGAAACACAGTGGAGGTACGATGGAAGCCCCAAGGTTAAAAGATTACTGGAAGTACAACTTTACCCGTACCTTCTGGGCACTGTACAAAATCAAGAATCCCATGGCACCACTCATGGGATTAGATTTTAGTCGATTTATTAAAAAAGAAGAAAATGATGATTGATCATCTTAATTCGATTCCAATCTATGTTGGTCATGTAAAAAATTATAAGATGCATCTAGATATTCTAGACCAGTATATCAATGACGATTCCTATTTCGGTAGTGTTAATGGATGGATTAGTGATGTAAAAACCACTTTTCAACAAACCAAAAATCGTAGTCTTCCGTGGCAAATTATTCTGGAAGATTTAAATGAATATATCCAAGAATATCTAGAATCCCTATCTCCTGTAAGTGAATATCACTATAAAACCCACATGTGGATGAACCGATATTCTAAAGGTGAATATATGGAACCTCATGATCACATATCAAAGTCTGATCAAATTAGTTTTGCTTATATTCTAAATTCTCAAGGGCAGAACAATTTTGTTTTTGAAAATAGGGTAGATTGGATTAATTCTTTTGATAATAATGATTTGAGGGGTACGATATTTACAAATCTTCCTGTAAACAGCTATATCCCTGAACAAAAGGACGGAACCTTACTAATTTTTCCATCATCTACCATTCACTACGTAACCCCTAATACCAGTAATGATTTACGTATTACTATTAGTGGAAATATTTCCATTAAAGTCGGCAACTATTTTGTAGATGAAAGAGATGCTACCTTAAAAACTAAAGATGTAAAAGTACTAGATATCTAAAAAACTGAAAGAAGAAAATGACGGATCTGAATGAAAAAGTAATTCTCACTGATTGTGATGGTGTACTCGTTGACTGGCTCTTTGGCTTTAAAGAGTTTATGGCCAGTAAAGGTTATACCGAGCAAGACCCCACAGGTTATGCTGTATGGAAGCGGTACGGTCTACTCAATAAAGATAAGGGAAGAGAAATCTGTACAGAGTTTAATAACTCTGCGGCTATTGCCTATCTCACTCCTCATTACGATGCTGTTAAATATGTACGTAAGCTGTACGAAGAAGGTGGATACGTCTTCCGTGTTATCACCTCTTTGTCGCTGAATAAATATGCTTACAAGGCTCGGTTACAGAACCTTCACGACTTGTTCGGTGAAGAGGTAATCGATGAACTTGTCTGCCTAGACACTGGTGCTGATAAAGATGAGGCTTTAGAGCCTTATCGTAATAGTGGCTGTTACTGGGTAGAAGACAAAGTACAAAACGCAGAACTCGGTGACAAGTTGGGTCTACATTCATTCTTGATTGATCTTCCGCACAACCGTCACCTACCGTATCATAACCGTGTAAATGGCTGGGAAGACATTTACCACTCTATCGTAGGAGCTTAACATGAAAGTCGCTATCCTTGGTTCTATTACAGCACTAGCCCTTACCGGCTGTGCTCAGCTTGATCGTCCGCTTGGTGCATGTACTAACGTAGTATATCACAACGAATCTACCCCTCCATACATGGCACTTGGTGCACTGGCTGGTACCG